AGCACCTGAAGCACCATCAGCACCAGTTGCACCTGAAGCACCATCGATACCAGTTGCACCTGAAGCACCAGTAATACCAGAAGCACCATCAACACCAGTTGCGCCATCAACACCTGAAGCACCGTCGATACCAGTTGCACCAGTATAACCAGTTGCACCTTCAATACCGCTTGCTCCATCAACACCCGTTGCACCAGTATAACCAGTTGCTCCATCGATACCTGTAGCTCCACTAGCACCTTGTAGACCGGTTGCACCAATTATACCTGTGGCACCTGATGCACCTTGAATACCTGTAGCACCAGTGTAACCTGTAGCACCTGTAGCACCACTTGCACCTACTGCACCTGTAGCACCATCTAAACCAGTTGCACCAGAAGCACCGTCGATACCAGTTGCACCGCTTGCTCCTCTAATACCTGTGGCGCCTGACGCACCATCTAAACCTGTAGAACCAGAAGCACCTTGTAAACCTGTAGAACCTGATGCACCTTGGAAGCCTGTAGCACCTGAAGCACCATCTAAGCCTGTTGAACCTGAAGCACCTTGAACACCTGTCGCACCAGTAGGTCCTGTTGAACCTGAAGCACCTTGGATACCATTAGCACCTGTTGCGCCTGAAGCTCCATCGATACCAGTAGCACCTGAGGCACCTTGATAACCTGTAGCACCACTTGCACCCTCAATACCTGAAGCACCAGAAGCACCTTGGATACCAGAAGCGCCAGTAATACCGGAAGCACCTTGTACACCAACAGCGCCATCTAAATTAATTGCATAATTGCTTGATACAAAATTTTGTGCAGCTGAAATGTCTGTAACAGTTAATGTTAATACACCTTCTGTAGAATGAGCACCTGTTCCATTTGCATATGAAACTACTAAGGCATGAATGTGATTACCAACATTGTTGGTATCTGCTACTATGACCGTTTGTTGTGGGCTATAATCTAAGTCACGATCTGTTGTGTATATAACTAAAGGATCATTTAATGCATAAGTTGATAAGTTTAATGACATTCCTGATGTGGTGTTATATTTGTCACCATCAAGACCGGCAGTACCAGTAGCACCAGTTAAACCGGTTGAACCATCAATACCAGTAGCACCTGAAGCACCATCAATACCTGTTGCACCTGTTACGCCTGAGGCACCATCAATACCTGTAGCACCATCAATACCTGTTGCACCTGAAGCACCATCAATACCAGTTGCACCGCTAGCACCATCAATACCAGTTGCACCTGAAGCACCTCTAATACCTGTCGCACCACTTGCGCCTTGTAAACCTGTAGCACCTGAAGCACCCTGTAAACCTGTTGAACCTGAAGCACCTTGGAAACCTGTAGCACCCGACGCACCTTGTGGGCCGGTTGCACCTGAAGCACCTTGAACACCGCTTGCACCATTGATACCAGAAGCACCATCTATACCTGTAGCACCAGAAGCGCCTTGATCTCCATTAGATCCTGTGGCACCAGTTGCACCAGCTGGGAGTTGGGCTCCTATCCAATTACCATTTTCGTCAATGACGTCTATTGGACCAGAGGCACCATTGCCTACGGCTAGCCCGTTTTTTACTACGAATTTTGAATTATTTGTTGCCACGGTTAAATCTCCTTGATGGTGGTTTTTGCTAGACTAGGTATTTGCCTATACTATTATTTATAATAAACTAATCTCTATTTTGTTTAAGTTTTTGTTACGATATAGTTGTTCTTAAATATTTCAGTGTTGTTACAGCATTATTTGGAGTGTATCTTAACTCACAGAATCCTGTGCCTGTCCATGATAAGTTTGATAATAATAAAATTGGCGATCTACTAGGTGTTACTGTAAATTGATAGATACCTGTAGAAATTTGTACGCATTTTGTAGAAGCAGTTACTGTATATGCTCCACTGTTTAAGCTAACTACAGTAGTTGGAACAATAGATAATAAAGCTTGTTGTATTGCTTCATTTGTTGTGTAAATTCTTACTGTTGTTCCATTCCAATATGACATACCACCATTATTAATATCTGGGGATGAGTAATTATTAGTTGTTGGAGAGAAGAATGTATTAAATACACCCAATGAATATCCAATACTTGCATATTGTGTTAAGAATACATATGGGCCATCATGTAAAAATCTTAATTCACTAGCTGAATAACTAGATCCTGATGATTCTTGCATATCATATTTTGCACTTCTTATTAATGATGTATCAATAACATCAACTATTGTTTCAGCCGTTGAGCTTGTAGTAAATGATGCTTGAACTGCAGCACCTGCACCTGAAGCACCTGCTACACCAGCAGAGCCTGTTGCGCCTGTTAAACCTGTTGAGCCTGAAGCCCCTCTAATACCTGTAGAACCCTGTGGACCTGACGCGCCATCACTACCTTGAATACCTGTTGCACCATCATGACCTACGTAACCCGACGCACCTGTTAAACCTGTAGAACCTGAAGCACCTTGATAACCTGTTGCACCTGAAGCGCCTTGAATACCTTGAACACCAGTAGAACCATTGATACCAGAAGCACCTTGTTCACCGGTTGCGCCTGCAACATTTGATATACCAGTAGCACCAGTTGCACCATTACCTGCACCTGTAGCAACTTGCCAACTAACAGTATCAACAGCTGGAGTAGTTACTGAATTACCACTAGAAGCACTTACCCAATAATAGAGATTACCTTGGTAAGAAACAATGTCATATTGATTATATGATTTTGGTGAAGCTTCCCATTGAGATACGCTTCCACCTACACCAGTAGCACCGGTTAAACCTGTTGAACCACTAGCACCTTGAGAACCTGTAGCGCCATTACTTCCAATAAATCCTGAAGCACCTGAGATACCACTTGCACCGGCTGAACCTGAAGCACCCGAGATACCACTTGCACCTTGAGCACCAGTTGCACCAGAACCTGCACCGCCAACGCCTGAAGCACCAGCTGGACCTTGAATACCTGTTGCACCAATACCACTAGCACCGTGAATGCCTGAAGCACCAACCCCACTTGCACCTTGAGATCCGGCTGAACCTGAAGCACCAGCTATACCACTTGCGCCACTTAAACCTGTTGCACCTCTAGGACCTGTAGCACCATTGCCACCAGCACCAGATGCACCTGCAATTGCACCAGCATCTATCCATGAAGCACCATCCCATACCCACACATGGCCAGTATCTACTGTGATATAACCATCACCGGCTGCGCCTGAATAAGAGGGATTTAAATCTGTTGAAGTTGCTACTGAACCTACTATAGTTATTGCTGCTGCACCACCTAAACCTGATGCACCTTGAAGACCAGAAGCACCAACCGGTCCTGTAGAACCTGTAGCACCTGGAACAATTACGACTGTTCCTGTTGTAGATAAACCTTGTATACCGACTGCTGTAACTTCTACGTAATTATCTCCTAGTGCCATATTCTTTCCTTAAATTGGGTCTGGTTTTGTTATTTGTGGTGTGAAGATAATAATACCTTCAGCTACTCTTAATCTTTCTCCTAATGGAGATTCTATTTCAACATCATACATATATCTACCAGGTTTTACATCATTTGTACTCGTATTTGTCAAAGATACTCTAATTTGCCCACCAGTTTGAGAAAATATAGAAGCATTAAAATTAATATGTGTTTTTGAAGCATATGACTTACGAATATATGAATCTACTGTAAAACCAGTTAAATTTAATGGTAAACCATCGGTACCTTTAACTGAAATTACAGCTCCAAAATTAGAGCCGGTATCTATATAAAAATTGGTTTGAGCTGCCATTGTATTATTTATAACACTTTATCTTAGCTCTACCCATCGCTGTACACTAATTGTGTATTCTTCTTCACCAACATCTGCAGGTTCATAGTGATGGAATTCAATACGATACGTTGATCCTGCTGGTACAAAGAAGTTTAAGTTTGTAACTCTATATGCTCCCCAATACGGATCAGGAATGTACTCTTGCCAAACAATTTGACCATCAACTATACCATATATAGCGTTAGCCTCACCTTCTCCAACTTCACCAGCATAAGTAGATGATGTAATTGTAGCATTTACCCATATTAAATTACCTGTTGTATTTGTATAAGTAGTTTCAGTAGCTCTTAAACTAGTTGCATCTAAATATGTTTGACCTTCACCAAAGCCAGCAGCAATTGTAATTGAACTACCAAGAGCTACGCTGCTACCATTAATAGTAACTGATGAATTATTTAATGATGAGTTAGGAATACCTGTTACTTTAGAACCTGCAAGAGCAGTAATCCAAGAAGGATTATTATATGATACATTTGTGTATACACCGTTTGTAACAGTTCCGGCATTACCTGTAACATCTCCAGTTACGTTACCAGTAACATTACCAGTAACATTGCCTGTATGAACACCAGCGGTATTGCCAGTTACATTACCTGTAAGATTGCCAATTACATCACCTACTGATTGTCCATGATGAACACCGTATGTTTGACCAGTAAGATCACCTGTAACATCTCCTGTTACATTTCCAGTATGAAGTCCTGTTGTATTTCCAGTTACATTACCTGTAACATTACCAGTTAATGGACCTGAGAATGTAACTGCTGTAATAGTTTGTGCGGCAAAGCTACCACCGCTATCTCTTGAAACAATAGAATATGGAACATTTGTATAATTTGCACTATACCCAGTTAATAAGTCAGCATCTAAACCGGATCCTGAACCATCTACAGTTTTAATCTTAGTAAGTACATCAGCTGCAGTATATTGAGTAGCCAATAATCTTGTACCCACATCGGTATTTAAGTTAATAAAGTTAGTATCAACTTCCTCTATTGTTAAAGGTGATGGATTTCCTGCTCTTAATTTTATCGTTGCCATTTTAAATCCTGTTTATATTAATTCTATTATTTTATCTAAATCATCTGAATATGATACTAGTGCACATACTCCATGTTTAGGTATTACTAATTCAGCAGTTTTACCTGGAAATACTATAGCATGCTGCATACTTAGTATTTTTTGACTATTTGCCATAGCTGAACTAACTATACAAACAATCGTTATTCTTTTATCCTTTGCAGCAATAGTATGAGAACCTTCTTCAACTATGTTTACATCTAATCTTCTTGTCTCTGCAATAGGATTAAAAAACATGGCAGTAGTTCCTTCAGCTTCAGTAATAACAGTTTCATATTTGGCTTCTTTTTTAGTGTGATCTAAAAGTTTATAGCCAGCTGTCTTACTATCTACTACTTCTACTATTTCACCTTCCGGCGTATTTCTAAATTCTATCTTTAAGTTACCATCAATCAAATATGTGTACTCATGATATAGCCCATTACCAACATTATAAAACTGTTTACTTTCATAAGGACCCCAGTGAGTCATACAGTAAATGAAGTTTCCTGCATTTACGTCATTGTTTATCATATCTGAACTTCTGGATCCTTTATAGCTTCATTTGTTTGTAAGCTAACATTATGATTTAATGGAGTATATGCATGACTAATTTCATGACCTACCCATTTACTTAAATCTAATTCTTCTGGTAATTTTTCTAAATTATCACGATGAACAGCTTGATCTAATAATGAAGGTTTAATTCTTTCAATAAATTCTTCAACTGTAGCATAACCTAAAGCTCTAGGCTGATAGGCAACAGCATCGTATTCATCTATTGATTTAGCACTGTTTTCAGTTGCATATTTTATTAGAATTGATTCACCTTCAACTCCAACTACTTTTACATTTAATATTGCCATTTTATTTTCCTTTTAACCTACTAATCCAGATACTGTACCTAGAGTTTCCCAAGTGACATTAGAGTTTCCAACTATGTAATAACCAGCTGATCCACCACCGGCGCTTGAGTCTGCGCCAGGAGAACCAATTCCTCCACCAGCACCGCCTGTAGTTGAGTATGAAGCTGAACCTCCAGCACCACCGGCTCCTGATGTACCAGCATTACCAGCCCCGCCAGGCCAAGTAGCATTTCCACCAGCTGCTCCGCCTGTACCACCAACTATACCAGCGCCACCGCCGCCACCGGATCCTGCAACTGATTGTGTATAATAACCTTTACCTGAACCAAAACCTTGTACTAATCCCACAGAACCACCACCGCCGCCACCACCTGCATAAATTGTTCCATTGTTTTGAACAGTGATAGGAAGTGTAGTAGATAAAGCAGTACCGCCTTGGCCGCCTGCACCAGTATTACCTATACCATAATCTTCACCGCGGCCACCAGTACCACCAGCGCCTTGGATATTACCATTATTAATTAATAATATTTGTGAACCTGTAGCAAAACCACTAATAGCTAGTGATGGTGTTCCTGGTGTATCTGAATAAACATTAACACCTGAATTAACTACAACTTTTAATCTTAATGCAGTGCTTGGAGATCCTACATAAGTAAATAAATCTATGTTTGCCGTATTAGATGCAATATAGACTACTTTATGTATTACTTTCCATGTACCAGCATCATTAATGTAAATTTCTTGTGGTTCTTTCCAAGTACCAGCTTGATTTACATATACTTCTTTTGCTAGTGTCCACGTGCCAGAATTATTAACATAAACTGACATGTATTAAATCCTATACCAAATATCACCTGCACTACCACCAGTCGGTGTAGATGTTGAAATTGTTTTAACACCTTGTGAATTTTGACCAGTTGTTTGTATGGTTGTATTTACAAAGGCTTGTGTAGCAATAGTTCCAGACTCATTAGGAGCCGTAAGGGTTCTTGTTGTACCTGTAGTAATATTTGATATCTGTAAGTTTAATACTTTTGTAGTATCAACATCATCTGTGACAGCAAATTTATTATCTCTAAATGTTTGTGTGCCAGTAAAAGTATTATTACCTGATACTGCAGCAAATCCAGGAGTAATTGAAGCACCTAGCGCAACACTATTACCATCAATAGTTACTGAACTATTTGCAAGTTTAGCGTTAGCAATAGAACCCGCTAGCATTGTATTAGTAATAGAACCCGTATCGCCTGTAGTTACCACAGTACCAGTAACATTTGGGAATGTAATAGTTCTGTCAGCAGTAGGATCAACAACAGTTAATGTTGTTTCATAAACATCATCTGTAGCACCTTCAAACGTAATTGTTTGACCACCCGCTAAATAATGATTACCATTAACTTGAGTAGCAGTAATAACATTAGCAGAGAAACTGCCAGATGATCTGCTAACTACAGAATTACCTGATGTATCTGAACTAGATGTATTTAAGCCATCAAGTAAATCTGCATCAAGACCTGAACCAGAACCATCTACGTTCTTAATCTTTGCCAGTACATCAGCATCTTCATAGTCTGTAGTTAATACACGAGATGCAACATCGGTATTTAAGTTACTAAAATTACCATCTATCTCTGCATTAGTAAGGGGAGAACCCTTTACTGATCTAAGTGTTAAGCTTGCCATTTGTCATCCCGTTTATAAGCGTTTCTAATTTATTTATTCTATCAACCAAAAGATCTATCTTGTCTTCTTTTTCAGCTATCTTACTACGAAGAGCTCTGTGTTTATGTAACTTAGAAATGTCTGTCTCTAATATAGCTCCAGTAGTACTATCTCTAACTAATGATTCTTTTTCTACAGGTATCTTCATATTAATTATCCAATGCAATAATTCTTAAGTCTCTTAACTTAGGAGTGTTAGCTCTATTTGATGAAAGCATTACAATCTTAATTTGGAAAGTATTAAACCTTGGTTGAATTGGTGAATTATTTGGAACACCATATTGGTCAAAAGCTTGGAATGGGAAGAATCTGTGTTCTTTAAAGTCATAGTTAGACAATGAAGAAGCAACGGCAGATTCAAGGTACATTAATTCCCAGTTTTCATCAGTGATTGGTGTATTCTTTTCTGCAGGAAGAGTCTTATAATAAACTGCAACATCAGTACCAGCTGGTTTATTAATATCTACTGTAACACATAGGTTAGTTGCTTCAAAACCCGCAGCAAGATTAATTGGTTTAGTAATATATCTAGCAAGAGCATCACCACCTGCATTAGCATCTTCTCCTGCTGTACTATTATTAATAGTATTGTATGCAGTCACTATAGATAAACTTGCTGCATCAATAACTGGAGATACCAATGTACTTTCAGTTGTTAATGTTGCTTTTAATCTTAATGATGGAGTGCCACCAATACCGGCTTTTGCAGCAAGACGTTTAATGTATGAATAATTAATATCTTGCATTACATTAAATGGAGCCCAATCAGTATCAAATGTTGTATCTTGATTGTATGCTTTTGCTGACCAAACTACGTTTGTGCCTGTAGGTAATACTGTTGACACGTTAGTAAATAATGTTTGATAGTCATATATTGTAGCAGGATCTTGAATATTAAATTCAGCAGTACCTGATGTAACAAAATCTGCACGTTTGATCTTAAACTTAAGATCTTTGTTTTGATCTGCTTCCCATGTAGAAGCATTTTGTGATTTAAACAATGAACCAATGTATGGTTGTTTATCAACCTTTGTAGTACCACCTAAGATTGTACCACCCATTTCTGAAATGTATACTTGATATTCATTAGACTGAGAAACAAGTACAATTGCATATTCACCTGGAGTTAGATGAATTGGGTTAGCAAACTTAAATGTTGTGGCAGGTTGAACAGCGTCATTTGTAGACGATGTACCACCACCTTGAATAGATACATGTTCTGGATAAACAATACATTCAGAGAATGGAATAGTCCTAGATGATTCTGGATAACCATTAACGGTTCTACGAATTTCCATAGTTACAGGAACTGTTGCAGATTTAGATTTAAAGTAAACATCTACTGATGATAGATGGAATCCTTGTGGGTTTGCTCTATCATCAACTAAGAACGTTTGACCTAATGGATCATACCAATAACTAACTGATGTTATTGTCTTTTGATTTTGTAGTGTTCTTGTTGTAAGAATTGTTTCTTGTTTAGTTTGTAATGTACCAATAGCAGTGTACTTAGTCTCACCAATAGATTCTTGAGCTTCAGTATCATTAGTTGAGTTATCGATTAATCGTATAGTTCTTTCACCAGTCTTAAATGTATTAGCTGGGATTTGGAACTCAAAACCAATATTACCAAATTCGTCAGGAATTAAATCAGTACCTAGCGCATGTGTTGTAACAGCAGTAACTACACCTGAACCGCCGCCAGTCAGACCAACTACATACTTACCAACTGCAATAGTACCAGCATCGTTATAAACTGTTAATAGGCGTTTAGTAGAATCTGTTGTAGAAGGTTGTGAGTATATAGCAGTTCTTGCGGTACCAGTTTCTGTACCAGATGGTGAACCAGTTCTAAATGATAATGATTCATAAACACCTTGTTTATCATCAAATAAAGTTCCAGTGTGATTTTGAACTTCAATCACTGTTAATGGTTTAACATATGATGTGATACTTGTATTCTCAATGAATGGATACAATTTAGCTTTAGGTTTAAATAGTTTTGATATACCTAAGACTGTATTTGCTCTAATATATGGTACATACTGGATATCAACTACATTAGTTCCTAATGTAGAAGTCGTAGAACCAACAATATTTGTAGCAACAGTGGTAGTAGAACTTCCACCTTGATATATTCTCCAACCTCCATTAGTACTGATGTTAGTATTATTAACTATATCGGCAGCATCTGCTAATTGAATATCAACTACTTTGTTGACTGCAGGTAGATATTGCGTATCCACCCACTGATCGAAAGCTGGTTCAAGTACAATAGAACCAACAAAGCGAAGTACATTAAACGGGTTAATATTGGCGTATGTTGATGATATTGGTTGATCTATAGCAGTAACTTCAGTATAACTAAGAGTTACTAAGTCTCCAGTCTTTGACGCACTTGTTAATGTTGATGTGTCAAATTGACTAAATTGAACTTCAAACGGAGCTCTAAGTTCTTGACTAAAAGGATCTATTGCAGCTGCAAAATCTACGTCAGATGCTTGAGCAATAGAATTCTCATTGTAGTTTGTTGCTGCACCACCCCAATTATTAGAACCATTAAACCATGCATTCCACCAACCCCAGCGTCTTTGTGACCAATTTGTTGCTGAAGTAGCAAAGATATCAGCTGAAGTAAATGCATCAACTACAAATCCGTTTTTAAACTTCTCAAAGTTAGATGCATCAGGAATAGATGTATCCTTTGCTTGTTTTTCTAATAAAGATAGTTGTGTGTAGTATTCAAGGTTTCCGATACGTTTATCTAACTTACCAATATCGCGCATAGTATATCGTCTATTTTCAATATACTTAATTTGAACATCTCTAATATTTGCTGTATATGGAGGAATCACTACATTATAAATTGCCATTCCGTTTGATTCATCCGTTGGAATAGTTGGATATACTGCAGGAATACCTTTTTTAACAACAAGTTGTTGGTCAGAAGTAGCAATGATCTTATCAATACGAGCTAAGTAGTATTGATAGTCTGCTTGTAGTGTAGTTTTTGGATCTGGAATTTGTCCATTATTTAATGCAGTACCACCATCAGCTTTTCTTGGTCTAAAATCAATACAATCTCTTAATTCATAAGTAATACCAGACGATGGATCTTTAAATTGTGGAATATTTGCATAGTCAATAGCATATGAATCTACTGAAAGATAGCCATTGCCTGAGTGTGAGAAGTTTCTGTATACAACTAATAAGTAATCAGTATTTGCTGGAGCAGTTCCTGTTAGAACTAAATTGCCGTGATCGTATATTTCTGCGCGTTGACCATTATCAACACTATAATTTGCAGTAACATCGGTGTGTGCTACCCCGCCCCAAGCTAGAACGCCAGTATCAGGATCAATAGTAACAGAAGCTGGGTCTGTATTTCCAGTATTATAGATACCTACTCCATCAACACCTATATCATAGATGTCTGATAAGTTAAGATTATCTTTACCGCCGACTGATGTATTTAAACCAGGTGCAAGAACTTTAATAGAATATTTAGATAAAGCTTTTTTCTTCTCGGTTTGTTGATTTACTGTAATTGATGCAATAATAGTAGCTTGACCTGCAAAACTTCCACTATTTAAATCAAATGTAGCTGATTGTGGAGAGTTTATAACAGGAATAGATAATGTAATTGATTTAGATGAAGCGCTGTCAAATCTAACAATATCACCAACAACTAGACCTGTGGAGCCAGCATTTGAAATTGATGTAATTACAACATGATAATAAGTATCTTTAATGGTGTCTGATAACGCACCAGATCCACCATAAAATCTTTCTAGACCAGTATTTGTTTGAATAGATGCTTGGCCAGAAGAGAATGAAATTGTAGTAAATGTTCTTTGAATTGTATAATCTGTTTGAGAAGCTAATGAAGCGTCTTTAACTGTTTTAACAAATTGATTTGGTATAGGGAATACTAAACCTGGGCTATCTGAACCACCAAGGAAGGCATCACCACCAGTATTTCCACCAACTTTACTTAAGTCTGAAATATTTGCTCCAGAAAGAACTGTTGCTCCAGATCTAATAACAATAGACTCAGCATCTTTAAAATATTTACCTGAATCCATAACAATATCAAACAAGTACATTTCGTAAAATGCAGTTATGCCAGGAGTTCCTGAACTAAGTTGCAAGAATCTTACCTTAGCAGAACCAATCTTTGATGTAGCACCACTAACTGAACTTCTAGTTACATTATGAATTTCTACGGATGAATATGGATTAGTAGAAATATTAGTGCTAAATGAACCATATAAACTAGTTACATAAACATAGTTACCATATGTCATAGCAACATCAATACCAGTTACTTGTTCATATGCGCGGGCTCTATCTAATGTAAGGAATGTTTGATTAATAGTTTGGAATTCATAACCTTTAACGTATGCTTTACCCGGATCAAGAGCAGCAGTAAATTTAGTAGCATCACCATTTACATCATTAAGGATTTGAATAGGCCAGTTTTTAACTGTGTAATCACCTGACTCATCAAAAGTTCTGCGTGCTAGTTCTTTACCAATTTCTGAATAAACAGTCTTATCTTTATTTACTACTAATGCTCCATCTACAACACGAGCAATCTCAATAAAGTTTTCTACAGTTTCATCAAGACCTTTAACTATTAATGTTAGATATGCTTTATAACGATCTGCGCCAGGCGCTGCAAAGTTTGGGGACTCTTGAGCTCTATCAAATAATGATGTGTCATTATCAGTACCATATAACTCTTCATTTAATACTAAACCAATATTGTGTGAAGTATTATTTGCATATTTGTTTACTGGAATAGTTTGTGCTTCAAGATAAACAAATTTACCATCTACAAAGAATACACCTGAGTCAATTGAGAAACCCATAGCGTTATTAAATGCAGACGCTGAATATATAGTAGCTGTATATGCAGTACCTGAAGAAGTTGTAATATTTTCTCCAAGATTAAATGTGGTACCTGAAATAATTGATACTAAGAGAGTTTTTGGGTCGCCTGCTGCATTAAGATCTGTAACAGCTTTAACTACAGCTTGAGTCTTGCTATCTGCCCCAATAATTGTTTTACCTAGAAAGTTTGATAATTTAACAGTTTGACCAGAATATGTAGAATTAATTTTAATTGACATTAATTGAGTATCAAATAATCTACCACCACCTAATACAATAGATCCATTTACAAATACATGCTTACCAAATTTCTTAATTTGGTCTTGTATTTGTGTTTGAAGCTGAGTTAACTCTCTAGCTTGGACAGCATATCCAGGACGGAATAAGATTCGATGATAGTTCTTGGTTTCATCAAAGTCATCGTAGTAAGGATTGATATCGAAATTAATTGCCATGTTTACTCTTCCAGTTAATTTTATATATTTATATTGTTAAAACGGTTCTTACTGTAATAATTTGTTCAGCTGTAGGAGCATATGGTTCTCTTACTGAGAACATTAAGAAGTCTCCAGAGAACTGATCAATAGTTCTCTCTGAAACACTTGTAACAATAATATTTGTTGATGGAACTGTTGCTACTTGTAAGCCTGCATCTGTAGGATCTGTTACTATTGTATCTCCAATACTTACAGTAAAGTTATTAAATACAGATAGTAAAAGTTGTGTATCTGTAAAGTCAACAACTCTATACTTCTTATATCCGTCTTTTAATAATAACATATCATATTGAATTAATGCTTTATCAAATTGAGCAGTAACTAGAACACAACCTGATCCAATATCATCAGTAAATCTTCTAGTAGATCCAAACTTCTTAAAGTTTCTTACAAGACCAACTTTACGATAGTCATTATTGATCTCAATACCTTGATTCTTATCTCTTGAAATAGATGTATAGAATACGATTGAGTTAGCATTTAGCTCATCAATAGCATTTGAGCCATGCCCACCCAACGGCGACATAATAGCTCTTGCAACTGCACCAGTTGCGCCGGTATTTCCAGTAAATTGCACGTCTGTCCAGGTATAACCTTTTCCTGGATTTGTAATTTTGATTTTAGAAACTTTACCGCCCGAACATATAGCTTCGGCTTCAGCACCGGTACCATCACCTAAAATAATTACATTTGCCGCACCATATCCTGATCCGCCTTCAACTACTTTAATAGATTCTATAGATCCAGGAACAGCCAATAGTTCTACGTTTGCTTGAAGTGTGTCTACATTTCCTGTAGCAAAATCTGCAACTAACTTAGCAGTGTTAGTATTAATAGTATCAAGATTCCAATCTACACTCTTAGATGAATCATTAATAGTAATATTAGCATTTGTGTATCCAATACCAGGATCTACAACAGTATAACCAACGATTTCTCCGCCGGTTCCTAATACTACAGTAGCTGTTGCAATACCTGAAGTTAATGTTAATGTGTGAGCAGCTCCAATTCCATCAGCTAATGGAATAAAGACTGTGGCTATAGCATTAGCGTATGATGTAGCTAATTGAATAGTATTATCATCAATTTTAATTACATAGTATGTAGTGGTTGATGTTAAGCCACTAACTGATGTTCCGCCGCCATTATTATATACTACAGCATCACCAGTTTCTAATCTATGAATATTGTATGTGATTGCATCTGATGCATCATTAACATCAGTAACCGCATTAAATGTAAATTTAGGAGCTGTAATAGTAACATTAGGAACAGCAGTATAACCATAACCAGCAGACGTTACTGTAATAATAGTTATTTTACCACCCGAAATTGATGCTATAGCTGACGCAGTACCTCCAGATGTAGGAGCATCTATAGTTATGTCTGGTACCTCAGAATATTTTGTACCAGAAGCATTAATAAGAATTGTATAAACGCTATCAATCCCTGGAGTAATAATTAAGTCTATTGCAGCATCAGTTTTATCTTGTACTACAGATACTAAAGCTTTTCTTGCCAAGTATGTAAGTTCAGCGGTGCCATTTGATTGAGCACCGGTTGTATGAGATGGTGCTGTAGCAGATGTTGTACCTGAAACTGTTACTGTGTAATAAATTCCATTGTGAGAAATAATTTGGCTAATTCCAAGAAACGTATTAGCTGTCCATTCTGCATTAGCTACAACAGGTGCAGACGCTGTAATTGTTGCCGCAGGTAATCCTTGATAACCATAACCGCCATCAGTTAATGTTAATACATCTACACCACCACTAGATAAAGTAGCAGACGCTAAAGCCGTTGTTCCTACATATTTTAATTGACATGAACCGTTATTAATAGTACCAGAAGTATGAATTGGGCCAGATGAACCTAATTTTGTACCTGAAACTACATAATAGAAATTCTCTCTTGTAGTAGCTGGATTAATATACCTAATATAACTACCAAGTGGCACAGCTAAATTAGAAGACCAATCAATATACGATTGAAATGGTTTTGATACAGTTAAATCTATTGCAGTGTATCCTTCTCCAGGATTATCTAAAACTAAACTGCCTAATAAGTATGGATTGGATTCTTTATATCCATCACCCGTAATAATTGCTGTTGTTGTTAATGGGTTATAACCAGAACCACCGCTCTCAATACTAATATTATTAATTTCCCCACTTGAGAAGAAAGCTGCCTTTAGTGCAGTAGATACTGGCATATATGTTGAAGAAAGAAATCTGTTTCTTAGTGATACAGGAATACTGTACATAAATTTCCATCTATATCCATCTGGAGTCTCTACTATCTGTGGTGTTGTACCAGTCGGCATGTATAGTGATTTAGTATTATCATTATTGTCAATACATTTATATACATTAAATTCTGATGTTAATACATAAAATATGGCATCTTCTAATCGTACTGCGCCTGAATATGCTGGTGCGTATCCATAGCCAGTACTAGTTTCAATAGCATCATCATACATGTCATACACATTACCATAATTCCAATCGATACGTTTTACAACATAAGATACATCAGATGGTTTAATCTTCTTTGCAGTAAGAATATCTCTACGAACATGTAGCTCGTATCTAAAGTTCTCTGATGGCTGACCTGGATAATCGCCTGCAGATGAACCAATAAACGGACTTAAGAAGTCTGTCCATGGATTTTCTTTACCAAACCAGTGATAATATGTTGCAGTTTTTGAAGTTACTTCCTGATAGATAGCATCAGCAATCGTCTTCTTAAACTTTGGTTTAAATATGGAATATGATGTTGTAGCCATTTAATTATCCTACAGAAACAACCCATGAAATTGAAATAGTTTCAGAACCAGACTTAGTAATTACTGGGAATGTTGTTCTGCAAAGCATAGTACCATAAGTTAATTTATGAGAAGTACCAATACCATCAGTGATAGCAATAGCAGTTCCAGCTGTGGCATTTGCAGCAGATGTTGCTAATTTTAAAGTATCATTTGTTAATCTAATAACATAATAAGTACCACCATCAACTAAACCTACAACAGCAGTACCACCGCCGTCTGTATATGTAACTTTAGTGCCTGTAGTAAATCCATGATTAACATATGTAATCACGTGTGATGCTGAATCAACATTATTGTCTGCATCAAATTTAATCACTGAGGTAGAACTTTTATTAAACACTCCAGCTTCAACGATTGAACCTGTTCCAGTACCAGCTGGAAATAACGCACTAAATGTTACATTAGATCCTGATGCTGATGCAGAAGCTGTAGCAACTCGAGCTAACTCATTAACTAGTGTAGTTTGTGATAATGCACCTACTGAAGAGTCGTCACCGATAGCCATATAACCCATTGGATCATATGTGCCAGCAACAATTCTAGATGCTATGAATTCTTTTCCTGACGTTACAACAAGATTAGGAACTTCTGTAGTAAAGACTTCCTCCCCTTTTTCGTTGAATTTTTTAATTAACAAACGTCCTGTTAATGTTATGCTATCTTTTAACATTTTTACTCCTATGGTTTAGCGACAGTTGGTGTGTCACTTAATGTTGTACTTGAACTTAATATGTTTCTTTCATCCCCAAAGAACGGAATGTTAACTGGTGGATTATAGAATTCATCTGGTGCCATGTAGTCTTCAGCGTCATATGGATCAATTCTAATTCTACCAAACGTATCAGATAGGTAGAAATAATCATTGGTTATAGGTTTATTTATCTGATTAAACGTGGCTTGTGAACGCCATTGTGCTAATACTTGTGAAGCCTGAACACCTGGGGTATAGGTATTTTGAATTTGATATTCACCAAATAAAGCTGTACCGGCTGGATGAAGATATGATTTAATTAAAGACTTATATTTTTCAAGCTTTTCATCCACTGTAATCAGGTAAGAATACTTCTGCCATCTATAACTATCTTGGATGAATATGTCATCATCAAGGAATCCATCATTGGAATTATAATGTCCTTGGTACTTTGCTACAGCACCAATATCAAATCTTATAACTAAATAATTTGGGTTTGATCCTTGCGAATTAATAGATTCTTGATAGAACTGTCTTAAAAATGTAGCAGCGTATGTAGGATCAGTATATTCCAAATCAGCATAATTTGGGCTTAGAATATAACCATAATCCACATACTCATCAATTTTAGTATCATTAGGAATAGAATAAAGCTGTGTACTATCTCGGGTTAAAGTAATTAATGAATTTGATGCTACTGTTCCGCTAGATTTTAATAGATAAAAGTCAGTGTCATACCCATATCCAAAAGCAATAGTGGCAATATTAACAACACCACCGTTTGAGTCAACCTTTGTCACTTTTATTTTTTGTGTAATTAATTCGCCTCTTGATATAGTTGTACCTTCAATAATATCTCCAAGCTTATAACCTACACCAGGTAATTCTACTGTATATTTTACAGTTGTAGGAATAATAGATCCAGTTACACCAGCATAGGATAATGTGTATCCTATTTTTATATCGCCATAATAATTCTTGTTAATGAAGACTTCGTATAAGTTACCAGATACTTGTCTAATTCTATCAACAAATACTTTAATAATTACTTTTGGTCCTAGAATTGATATTCTATTTCCTACTAATTTAACTGCATCACCTGCTGATATCTCAACAAACAATGATACTTCTTGTTGCCATTTACCATCAGATACTTTAAGTACAGAATCCCATGGATATGAGATTTCAGCAACTTTTCCGTATAACAGTTTAAATAAGAATTTGTATGATGCTTCAACACCCTTTGAAACAAATAATTCTTTTATTTTTCTTAACAGTAATCTTTTATCAATATTTTCGTAATTATCACCAAAGACATCTAGTTCATTCTTAAAGAATTGAACAAATGAATCTAGTGTTTGATCTATATCTCTAATCTCAGTAACATTTCTTTTCTCATATTGATCTAGATATTCATAGTACGCTTCAATAAAAGCAACAAATAAAGGATAGTCTTCCCTAGCAAATTCCGGGATTTGTTTAGATACTATAGACTTTAAATTAATTGTCATTAATTTCTACTTGAAGTGAATTGATAATTAGCACCACCAGCTGGATCACCAATTGTTAGTTTATCAAGTACCATAGATATATTAATATTTTCATCTGGGATAGTGACTAATTGATTACGCACTGAAACAACATCGTTAGATTGTGGTTTAACAATTAGTTCAAAGATACCACCATTTGCTTGGTCAACACCAGTTATTTCTAACTCTGTTAATGTAACCGTTCCTGCTGTATAATCAATAGAACCAAATGTTTTATAATATGTCTTGTTATCAATATTATAGTAATACATTCTAACAACGCCCATCTTATCACCCATCGGCATATCTTCAAGGAACATTAGTTTTTCTGGTTCACCTTGAATGTAAAATCCTGTAGATGTTAATGAATTTTCTGGAACACCTGAATAATAGATAGGGTTTCCTAAATAGATTTTATAATTTTCATTTGTGTTATATTTTACTTCAATTTCTCTATGAAGTTTAATAGTTGTAATATTACTAATAATAGAATCTTCGGTTGCATCTATTTGTGAAGATAGGTTTGAATGTCTAAATACACCACTAAATGAATTTAAATATGTAGTATTATAATTTTGAATAGTTTTAGTTACTAATGTTTTTAATTCAGATTCATTTTTTGATGTAAGTCTAGGATTATAATAAGCTGTAGTAGTAACTTCAAGATTAATATATTCTGGGTTTACAATAACGGGTTGTATTGAAACAACGTTCTTTTGTTTTAGAATCTGATTTATAATAAAAGTCTTTTGGCTATCAGTTAATAGTGCTGTTGTAACAGGTTTAATTGATAGATAAACTTTACCATAGACTGGAGGAACATTGTCTTCTCCACCCCAAGCGTTAACTGTTTCTGCTTCTGGGTATAATCTATATACTAACGCTTTATAATCTTCAACTGTAACTGCTCTATTTTGTGCTGAATAAGCTCTAGGTGCATTATATCTAATTGAGTCAATAGTTTCAATATCAGAACCCCCAACAGCTGGAGTTAATGTAGTTACAGCAACTACACCGCCCAATATAGAAGAACCTGAGTAATTAAATACTCTTGCACCATTAGCAGCGGCTTTATTTGTAACTAAATATGATAGATTAACAATATTACCATTTAATAATGCTTTACCAATGACGCCATTACCAAATTGTAATTCATATAGTTGACCTTCTATTTCTTTAACAAAATATACTTGTGATGTTCCACTAAGGTTTAATATCTCTTCTTGATTAACATACGTGTTAAATACTGAAGAAGATGCATTATCTTGTATTCTAACTTTAAGAGTAGATAGATCAACATCTGCGTTTGGAACAGTATATACCATTCCATCAGATACAGTGTATTTAAATGTTAATGGAGTACCTTGTTTAATTTGTACATTACTAAATGTATATTTAGAATTTAGTAATTGTGTTTCAATAGCTTCTAAATTATAAAATACGTACTGTGAGCCATCAATAGTTGTTGTAAATTGACTTAGTGCAGGTAATGTCAATAAAGCTGGACTAGAACTTGTACTAGATACAACTATATTAACTGTTGCTGTTGCACATGATGCTGTATGTGGAATATACCCAATTTCTTTAGCTCTTGAAACGACTGAGGATCGTTTGCTGGCGGAATCCAAAAAGGATTCATTGACAGCTAAGTTTGTATATAGAGCGTTGTAATGGGTATTATATGCAAGTAAGTCTAAAAGTATGGAAAGTCCAGCTCCTTCAAAGTCATAATCCTTAAAGGTATCTTGACTTTGTAAGAATGTTTTTAGATTGGTCTTAATTGCATCAAAATCCAATTCAGCAGTAGTTATATTTTTGTTTGCAGCCATTAGCGTGTTCTCGTTAAAATAAGGTCGACAACCTGTGGTTTAGTCGTGTTTACAATTGTAAACTGTATTGAAACATATACTTCATTATTATCTGGTGAAACTGTCACTAGTACGTCATCTAATCTTACTCGAGGTTCAAATCCAATAATGGTATCAGTAATTGCTCTCTTTAGCATAATGTTTAATAAAGGAGTTGCTGGTTCAAACAGTAATCCCCTAATTTGAGATCCAATCTCTGAATGGAATGGTCTCTCATAATTCTGTGTTAGTACTAAATTCTTTACGGAAGCTTTAATAGCATCCTCATCAAACTTACGAACGACATCCTTTGTTACTGGATGTTTAGTAAAGTTTAAATCTAAATCTGAAAATGTTCTAGTATTTCTGGCCATCTATTATTTATATCCCTATCCAAAGAATACGCTAGGTGATCCTTGAGCTGATACGGATCCACATGTTATTGGATCTCCTATTCTAACTGCAGCTTTACCATTAATAAACACTTTAGATGAACCCTCTTCAGCTATACCATCATGACATATAATAGTACAGCAATGAGTTACCCAGTGGTCACCTTTTCTATGTGCACCTAACCCATTAATAAACACGTTATTACTGGCTTCGTCATTAACTCTAGGTGGAAAACATCCATGGCCTGAGCAAATATCTCCTAATCTTGTAGCAGCTGCCATTATGCAACCGATCCATATACTGTACCTGTTGCACCCCATGTTACTGAATTTGCGTTTAGTGTAATAGCTCGGCCGCCAGTGCCGGCAGTTGCTGTAGCCGGCGTGCCAACGCCTCCGGCCGCTCCCCATCCGCCGCCTCCACCACCTGAAACCGGTCCACTTCCAGTTCCTCCAGTTCCACTAGCAGAGCCACCACCACCACCCTGAACACTAGTAGATAAAGTAGGTATTTTGCGTGCCGCTCCTCCACCACCGGCGCCGCCACCAAAGCCAGATACTTTTAGACATGTTCCCAATCCAGCTCCAACAGGGCCGCCTCCTGCACCGCCAGCACCAGGAAGAATTCTTCCACCGCCACCACCACCTATAGTATTCAATGCACCACTTGCACCAGCCACACTAATAGCCCCTCCTGCACCGCCACTTGCACAACATCCACCTTTACCGCCTCCTGCACCACCACCACCACCTGCCCCAGCAGAGCCACCAGCGCCACCACCGCCAGCAATATAAGAGTTATTAGTGATAGTAACTGGTTTAGCTATATTAATAGCAGGCTGTCCGGCAGTAGCACCACCACCATATCCACCTTGACCCATTATGAATCCATTATTTACTACCGCTACTGTACCTGTGAATCCTGCAGGAATATTCATTCCATAAACAGTAGCGCCAGTAGCACCATCAGCATAAATATAGACACCTGGAGATATTGTAACTGTTGCTGGACCAGTTCCAGGATAAGCTGGACTAGCGACTGTTGTCGCCCATGTTAATAGATTTAAATTAGCCTGTGGTGTTGAAATCGTACCAGTCCAGGCATTAGACTTACCATAACCATCTGCAGCAAGCCTTATAGCTCCAGTAGGAACACCATAAAGTGTTCTTACACCCGTAGCACCAAGTGATATCTGTGCAGTTGCAGTAAGGCCAAGTTCAACGTTGACGCTACCACCTAACCTAATTGATCCTGATGCTGGTAATGCCATTATGCTATTCTATATTGTGTCGATGTATTGTCATCGTTTTGTATTAATACTGTTATACCAAACAAATCTGTATCATAAGTTGGATATAATGTAATAAATTCCGTTTGACGTGCTTGCGCCTTCTCTAATGTATCATAGAATTCAGGCATTCCATTTTCTTGATTGTATATTACGTATTGTGTACTCATTAACTAACTACTCCATAAATTGTGCCTGTTGTTATATATGTTACCGTATATGTATTAAGTGCTATGGCTTTACCGCCTGCTCCACCAGTTGCAACGTTTGATTGTTGAATAGCATCACCACCTTTAGCACCCCATCCACCTCCACCTGATGAAGCACTATTGGTTACATCGCCTGTAGCACTATTTCCCGTATTGCCAGCTGAACCTCCACTGCTTGAAACGTTAGCATTACCACCACCGCCGCCTGCTCCACCACCAGATCCTACTGCTCCACCAGCTCCGCCAACACCTGGCATTATTCGACCACCCCCACCACCAGCTGTTACTGTGCCGGTTCCTCCAATTTGCCCTGGACCACCGCCACTACCACCAATTCTTGAACTACCTTCATTTCCAGCCTTAGCACCTCCGGCTCCTCCGCCGCCAGTGCCTCTTACACCAACGTTTGATCCACCACCTCCACCACCACCGATGTAACTATTATTAGTTAGAAAAATATTATATCCTAAACTTATAGCAGGACCTCCTGGTAATCCTGGATTTACAGTGCCGCTTGATACATCAGCGCTTGCTCCACCCATACCCATAATATAACCATTATTCACTAAAGTAATTTTATCACCAGTAGTTGCACCAGTAATAGTTAATGCAGGAGTACCTGTAGATGTGGAGTATAAGTATATTCCTGAATTAACAGTAATAGTTAAATCAGACTTACCAGCAACATACCCACTCAATGATGATACAGTAATAGTAGTCTGTGTTGTGTTTGCAGAGAACACAGAACTTAGTGCAGCCCTATTAGCCTTACTATATCCATCAGCTGCTAACCTAATAGCTCCAGATGCAACATTATAAAGAGTTCTTACACCTGTAGCACCAAGTGATATCTGTGCAGTTGCGCTTAACCCTAATTCAACATTAACATTAGAGCCTAAACTTATTTTACCTGATGATGGTAATGCCATATTATGGTGTAGGTAATAGGTCTGGTGTAGCTTCAGGAATGGCTATAAATGAACCATTACTTTCATTATACCAGAATTTATCTGCAATAATATTATCATTGCAATCTACCCAATAAAGAGCAGGAGCAACTTCAAATATTCCTGAAGTCTCTACTACTTGAGCTACTCTATAACCTGATTCTCTAGGTTCAACTGTTGAAATTAATGCTTTTTTCATATTATCCTTATGCGTATTGATATACGACTATAATCCCGTTTCCGCCAGCGCCACCAGTAGAAGTTCCAGCATAACCACCACCTCCGCCTCCACCTGAACTGCCTGCTGTAGGAGAAATACTTTGTGCTCCACCACGACCACCTCCTGCTCCAAGATAACCTGCGCCTCCAGCTCCACCGCCAGTAGTAGCATAAAAACCACCGCCTGATGCAGAACCACCTGATCCTGTTAAGTTTATATCACCACCTGTACCAACTCCGCCTTCTCCACCTCTGCCACCACCAGCTGTACCTTCTGTACCGCCAGTAGCACTTAAAAATCCACCAAATGATGAAGTACCAGCTGCTGATCCTACAATAACTAATTCATTGTCTGCTATTTCTGATGCTAATAGTCTTCTTACTGAATGTCCTCCAGCACCGCCACCGCCACCACCATAGTAAGCACTGCCGCTTATAAGGCCATCACCGCCCTTACCGCCGCCACCTACTACATGGACAACAATATATGTTGGCTCATAATCTAATTTATTAAATCCAGTTGAACCTGGAACTGTGTATGTTGTAATTGTTATTAAAGATCCAGCTGCTCTAGCGCTAGGAACTCCACTAGCACCTTGTGGGCCCGTAGCTCCACCGGGACCTTGAATACCACGAACCCCTGTAGCTCCTGTAGATCCAATACCTGAAGCACCTTGTGTACCTGTAGCACCGCTTGCTCCACTAGCACCGCTTGCGCCTTGATAACCTGACGCGCCTATTGGACCAGTACTTCCTGTAGCACCAATATAACCTGTAGCCCCTGTTGCTCCCGTATAACCTGATGCACCTTGTGTACCTGTAGCTCCAGTATAACCAGTAGCACCGCTTGCTCCACTTGCTCCTGAAGCACCATCTATACCAGTTGCTCCCGCATAACCTGTTGCGCCTGAAGACCCCGTAATACCTTGAATACCTTGTATACCCTGGATACCTTGTGGGCCGGTTGCGCCAGCATCTCCTGTAAGACCTGATGCTCCTTGAATACCGCTAGCACCTGATGCGCCTGTTGCACCAGTATATCCTGTTGCACCAGTATATCCTGTAGCTCCTTGTGGACCTGTAGCTCCTGAAGCACCGTCAAAACCTGTAGCACCTGAAGCTCCGCTTGCACCTTTAACACCTGTTGCTCCTTGTACACCACTAGCGCCTGACGCACCTTGTAAGCCTGAAGCACCCTGTAAACCTGAAGCTCCAATAGGACCTGTAGAACCTGTAGCACCT